GTCCATGATTGCTGGAAATTCGACCACGTGCCACTGATCAGCTTTAGGTTCTGTTTGATTCTTAACCAACATACCTGTTAAATCTTTTGTAGTCCAACGAGTCATGACTAAAACAATTTTACCACCAGGTTGTAAACGCTGACGTGGACCTGATGTGTACCACTCGTAAGCATTCTCCATGGCTGTAGGAGATAATGCATCTTGCTCTGAGTGTGGGTCGTCAATGATTAGAAGGTCAGCACCCCGTCCGGTGATGGCACCGCCGACACCCGCTGCAAAGTATTCTCCGCCTTGTGCTGTTTCCCACCTACCTGCGGCTTTGCTGTCTTCTTGTAGAGTTGTTTTAAAAATTTTAGAATAATCTTCTGAGTCGATTAGGTTCTTTGCTTTACGTCCGAACCTTACGGCTAGTTCTGCCGTGTGGGTTGCTTGAATAATCTTGAGCTTAGGATCACGGCCCACCATCCATGCTGGTAGCAAGTAAGATGCAAATTCAGATTTTGTATGCCTAGGAGGCATATTAATGATCAATCGATTTATTTCACCCGATGCTAATTTATTAAATTTATCTGCTATGTGTCTATGATGGGACCCCTCTACAAAATCTGGCCACACACATTTTACAAAAGACAGAAAGTCATTCTTAGCTTTATTCTGTATCTTTTTTTCAGCATGTAACACTTGAAGTTGCTTGAAGGTCTTTCTGACATCAGCAGGTAATTTATCTATATTTACCTTATTCAAGTCCATGGTACCAATATGTTTTCAGTATACACGA